AGAACAGTTTACGTCGAAGCTGATGCGACTCCAGCGTGAATCGTCGGCTTTCGGTTGCAGATGTTTTAGCCATGGTGTTTCAATGATTAGTTTTTGTAGGAAAATTGACATGTTATCCGCACGTTCTTTAGATGCGGAAATGATCATTATCTTTCTTTCGGGGTCATTAAAGAGTGTCCATAACACAAAAGCGCCAGTAATCCAAGATTTACCAACACCTCTAAAGGCTTGAATTTGGAGTCTCTTGGGTCCGTGTTGGATGTAGTCTGCGATTGCATATTGGGCTCTAGTAGGAGACGGCAAAGCTAATTGATGCCATAATGCTTGAAGGAATAGTTTGAAGTCTTCTTGTAGGGCGGTTACAGGGTTAGTCATAAATTAAAACATTGCGAATGATCCTAAATGATCTTCTTCTTTATTTTTCTTATATTGTTCTTCAGCTTCTTTAGTGTGTAAAGGTAATCGAGGTTTTATATCTGTCCAAAATTCTTGAATTTTATCTGGATTATTCTTAATGAATCTAGCAGCATCAATAAGTAAACTACCGCCACTAGCAAAAGCATCTACAGTTTCAGCTGCAGCTATTGTAGCTATACCTACTGCAGATGTAGTAGGTTCAGGTACTACTGTTGGTACTATTGCAGCTGCAGAAACTTGATTAGCTTTTTGAGAAATACGTTCTAGTTGTAATTGAGTCCAATTTGCTATACTAGGATTTTCTTCTTGCCTTTCTTCTGCTGCTCGAACAATACCTGGAGCAAGTAACATACCTGTTCCAACTGAAACGAAAGGTAATGCTTTAAATATTTTAGCGCCTGTACCACCTTTCTTTGCAACTGACATAGCCTCTTGTACAGTATCAGATAAAAGATGATTGGACTGCTTTGGTATTGTAATTCTAGAATCTACACCACCTAATCTTTTACCAACCTCTGTAGTAGTGGTGTCTATAGCCCCTTTAAACTCATTAGCACTTAACAATGCTCCAGCTTGTTTTGCATCACGTGGAGAAAGAGCAGACCATTGTTGTTTAACTTCCTCTGGAAGTAAAGATAAAGCTTTTTCATACCTTGCTTTTAACTCAGGACGTATATCAGGACTATCTAAATCTATATCTAAAATAGGATATTTATCTAAAAGGTTTGCTCTAGCTTTAACATTTTCACGTTGATTGGTAAGGAATTCTAACCAATCTTTTTTTGTGATACCGCTTGGTCTATCTGTAAAGTTACCTTTTGGCAACCCTTTATCTCCATATCTTCTATAATCTTGTCTCGATAAAATTGTTGCAGTTCTATCTAAAAGAGGTTGTTCTATTAAATTTAACCATTCATCTATCGCAACTGTCCGAGCATCAAAATCTAACTTACTTAAATCTGGAAACGATTTACTATCTATATTCATATCCCTAGCCCATTGATGTAAGGAACCAGGCAGTTTAGAATCGTGTAAGTCTATATCAAGTCCTTGTAAATTTTCTATTACATTACCAACAGGGGAACCACGTCTAGCTAAATGAGCAGTTAATTCTGCTGCTTGATCTTCTGGTAAATCTTTATAAAATTTATCAAGTAAAGTTCTAAATATAATATGATGATCTTCTTGGTTTTTAAATAATTTCCTAGCACCTCTTCCATAAGCAGTTTTACGTGCAGCTCCAGTTTGATCAGTCATTGCACGGAGCATTGCTTCTCTTATTTTCTTTGCATCTGTTTGCCTACCTAATCGTATGTTTTTTTCACCCCTACCAAATGCACTTACATCTTTAATCTCAAAAACTTCTTCACCATATAGAAATGGTTTTGGTAATCCCTCTCTTAAGTTATTAGGATTAGTTTTTTTATTTTGAAGTATCCTATCTTTAATTAAGTCAATTATTTTCTTTTTATTTTCCTTTGTTTGTTCGAGTAATAACTTTTCAGGTATAACTAATGGTGACATATCTACCTCCCTTGACCACCGCCACGACCTCTATTGGTCTTAAGGCTTTCTCTCCTATAGGAACCATCAGGTTGTTTAGATGCATCTTGTTTAGAACCTTTAGGTATTTTTAATTTAGCTCTAGCTTTAGCGTGATCTCTTTTATACTTTTTAGAGTGAGCATACTTCCCACCTGGACTGTTATCACGGACATGTTTGGCACGTGATTTAGCATTCGTCCGATATGTTTCAGTTGAGGATTTGGCCATACATTCTCCGTTTTACGAGTTCAGGATCGACTTTAGGAATAGCACCTGCTAATTTATCTAGAGGACTACCTTCATAAGCAACACCGCTTATATCATTAGTTTTAAGCCAGTCGCAGGCTGCTTTAAGATCTTGAGTAGAAGCTTCGCCACTTTTGACCCGTTTGAGGAATTCTGTTGTGACAAGGCTATGTAATTCGTGGAACTGGTCTTCAGTGGCTTTCTTCATTTAACTAAATAGTTTTGTTTTTACAATTGCAAGTGCTTGATCATCAAGCTTATTATCAGTTCTTGCAACATAAGCTTCTAGTAGATCGACTACTAATTTTTTAACAGAATCCGACTTCAAGAAGGCGAATAGGATGGGCTTGATTACTAGGATCATGATTCTTTAGTGGTTGTGGTTTTCTTTGTTTTTTTAACTTTAGGAGCAGCGGGTGTTTCTCTTTTTAGAATAAAACTAGTTTTTACTTCTGGACGAAGATCACTAGGACCGTCTAAACTAGGAGGATTATCTCCTATTTTTTGTGTTAATGTACTCATTTTTTAAATGGGTTAAGTTTTTGATACCACTTTTTAGGTGGTGGCGGATTTAATTTCGCTTTTGCTTTTGCAAGTTCTGCGTTAAATGCAGAGATAGGTATAACATCTGAACACATATGATATACACGTGTGTTAGGACGTATCATAAATCCTTTCTGCTGTAATTCTGCACAATTTTTAACTCTAACTAATTCATAGTCAAGTTTCATTTTAGCTATCTGTCTTGAAGCTGCTTCTTTACAACGCTCTACAAGAGAACCATCAAGGGGAACCATAAAGTTTAATTGAGCTCCCCAGTTCTCAGCTACAGTATAGCTTTGTTGATCCATGTGATCATCATATGGTGTTGTATGATTGCCCATATAGAATGGGCTGAACGTCATCGTCGCGCCGTTGCACGAGATGTTTGGACCGATAATTTGTCTACTAGGAGCTCC